AGGAGCAAATTAAATGGCTATTTCATCATTATCAAAAATCACAGTTCCATTAGCTTCGGATGCAAGCAACTCTACACAAGGGTTGCTTATGCCAAAACTCCAGTATCGCTTTAGAGTGTCACTAGAGAACTTTGGTGTAAGTGCAGGCGAAGTGACAGAACTTACAAAACAGGTGGTTGATGTTACTAGACCTAACGTAAGCTTCGAGACAATGACTGTTGACGTATATAACTCAAGAGTTTATCTTGCAGGTAAACATACCTGGGAAGCTATTACATTAAACTTACGTGACGATGCAACAGGTGCAGTACAAAAACTAGTTGGTGAACAACTACAAAGACAGTTCGACTTTATGGAACAGTCAAGTGCAGCATCAGGTATTGATTATAAGTTTGTAACTAGAATAGAAATTCTAGACGGTGGTAATGGTAACTATGCACCAGAAGTATTAGAAACTTTTGAACTATACGGTTGTTACTTAGAAAGTGCAAACTACAACTCACTAGCATATTCTGCTAACGAGCCAGTAACTGTTGCACTTACAGTTAAGTACGATAATGCAATTCAAACTCAAGGCGCATCGGGCGGCGGAGTTGGTACTGCTATTGGCAGAAGCGTAGCAGCTATTGCATCTACAACAGGCGCAAGTTAAAAACTAAATTAGTCAAACAGTCGACTGAAAAGGGGAGCAATGCTCCCTTTTTCTTTATATACGCACTTTATTACATTGGATAAATATTAGTATGGCAAGTATATTCAATGGATTCTTAGATAACGTAGTAAATGGAGCATTAAGCCCTAAAGGCAATATGGCCGACTACGCTCACGCAGCTCGTTTGTTTACAGACAACGAATTTCGTCTGTCTCCAAAACAAAAATTTCTATATCATGTAACACTTAACTTAAATGATAATGTAGTTAATAAGATATTACCACAATGGGTGCAACGACACACTAACGAAGTTAATATGCTTGTAAAAGCAGTAACAATGCCTAAATTTGATATTAGTGTAGAAACTAAGAACAAATATAATCGCAAAAAGAATTTACAAACACGTATTGATTATAGTCCTTGTACAATTACATTTCATGATGATAGTAATAGTATTGTTACTCAACTTTGGACTGCCTATTATAACTATTATTATGCAGACGGTACATTTGGTAGTCGAGACGGCGCCGGTGCTCCTAATCAAACCGATAGAGCATATGATAGATTTAATACCTATAAAGGAAGTGAACAAAACGGTTACAGATTTGGTTTCGATAATGACAGTTATGAACCGTTCTTTACAAGCATACAAATAAGTCAACTTGCAAGACATCAATACCTAACAATGACACTTGTTAATCCTATGATAGAAAGTTGGCAACACGACACTTTAGATAATAGTGCAAGTGCAGAGCCTGTTCAAAGCACTATGACAGTTGCATATGAAAGTGTGTTCTACGCAGACGGTCCAATACAAGAAGGAACTAGTCCTAAAGGATTTGCTCAAGAACACTATGATAGCACACCAAGTCCTATTTCAGCAGGAAGTGCAGCAAGCCTATTTGGTAGTGCAGGTGTACTAGCAGGTGGAACAAGTGTACTAGGCGATATTGCAGGTGGAAAAGCAGACTTAGGTACATTATTAACAGCAGCACGTACAGTTAACAATGCTAAAAAACTTACCAAAGAAGGTGTAAGAAATGAAGCATTTCAAGTTGCAGGCAGAACTATAAGAACAGCAACAGGAACAAATGTAAGCGGATTAGCAAATACAAGTTTCCCTAAGTCGGGAGGTAACGGAACACAAACTACTGAAGCAAATGCCATAACATTACAAAAAGAAGATAAATTTTATCCTCCAGTAGCACTACAAGCATCATTAGATGGAAATATAGAATTAAAAGAAACTGTTGCTAAAAAAGCACTTGCTATCGGAGTGTTAACTACATCCACAGGACAAGCAGGCAGCAGTCTTACAGCATTTGATGATTTAAATGCTACAGAACAAGCAAACTTATTAGAAAACGTTGATGCAGCTATAGAAAACGGCAACCAAAAGGTTATTGGTATTGCCAATCAAGTTGTAAATAACTTTAATGAAAATGGACAAGGCAATTTGAGAACTATACCTAGTCAGAAAAATCCGTTAGGAAATACATAATGTCAAATTTACCAAAAACACAATCAAATGATAGTGCAGCCCAAGTTAAGGAATTTTTTAATCAATATCTAACAGAAAAGATATCATACCCGGCTAGTGATGTAGATGCAGTAATAGGATTTTTTGAAAATCGAGACTTTGAAAAGTCTAGTGCAATTGCAGTTGCTACAGTTTTACTTCAACAAGCAAAAATCGATAATATAAAAGTATTTCAACTTATAGATAGTTTACAAGGTCTAAACAAAACACAATTAAGTGATATTGTTGCCAATGTTCTTAATTATAATCGAGAAAAAACCAGCACACTAGGTTTTAAAGTTGAATCCAAGTACGAAAGACTTGAGAAGAGAAACATTATCTACTAGTATGCTATGGGACGATTTGCACAGGGAAAATTTACTCTCAAAAATCCAGAGAAGTATATAGGTACAAAAACACCAACTTATAGAAGCAGTTGGGAATTTACATTTATGAAATTTTGCGACGAACATCCTAGTGTTGCAAAGTGGGCAAGTGAAGCAATCAAAATACCTTATAGAAATCCGCTAACTGGAAAGCAAACAATATATGTACCAGATTTTTTTATTGCGTATGCTGATCGTAAAGGTAAACAACGTGTTGAGCTTATAGAAGTAAAACCTGAAAATCAAACTATAAAAGAAAAATTAGGTCGTAGTAGACATAACCAAGCAGCTTGGATTGTAAATCAAGCCAAGTGGGAAGCAGCAAGAGCATATTGCAAACAAAAAGGTATCTTTTTTAGAATTATAACTGAACAAGATATATTTCACAGCGGCAAAAGACGATAAATAATAGTAGCAGTTAATGGTATAGAGTTATGACTAAAAAATTAGAAGATTTGCTTAACATGGATGATTCAAAAGAAATTATCAAACAAGCAAAAGAACAAGAAAAAGCTCAGGCTAAACATGAAATAGCTCACGAAGAAAGTTTTCGTGATATAGAAGACTTTGATAAAATTGCAAAAGCATTACCACAAGTAAAAGGTTTAGGCGATAAAGCAGATGCAGAACTAGAAGATATTGCACAAAGAGCACTAACAGCATATGACGATTTAATGGATTTAGGTATGAATGTTGAAAGTCGTTATAGCGGACGGGTTTTTGAAGTTGCTGGTAATATGTTAAAAACATCATTAGACGCTAAAACTGCTAAACTAGATAAAAAGTTAAAAATGATTGAGCTACAACTTAAAAAAGAAAAAATGGATAAAGATAGCGGCCCTGGAGATGACGGCATGATCAGCGGCGAAGGATATGTTGTCACCGATAGAAACAGTCTACTCGAGAAGCTCAAAGGACTCGATAAAGATAAATAACATATAATAGGATATGTACAATGGAAACACGATTTCAAGAAATACTTAATGAGTCTAAAAAGACTTATAATTTTAAAATTGGTATAGCGGGCGCATTACCCGAAGGCTGTGAAGATAGCATTAAGACTTGTTTGGAAAAGTATAGTGTTGCTTCGATGTCAAAAGGTAAAAGAACACCAATCCAAGAACGTCCATTAGATTTCCCCCAGCTAGAAAATATGGAAGTTACATATTACGAAGTCGAACTTAACTATCCTTCAACACAACAAGTGCTACAAGAGTACATCGGACAGTGTTGTAATATTGATCAAGCATATATTATTGTACGTAATCCAGACGAAATGCAAGAGAAGTATCAAGAAATGCCAGAAGATACTACTTACGAAACTAAACTAAACACAGAAGACATGGGCGGCGAAAGCGCACAAGAAAGTGTAGGCGACAATCGTGTTATGGATCTTCTAAAAGAGCTAGAAGTGGCTCGCAAAGAACGTGAGCACGATCCAAGTGCTGCGGCACCGGAGGCTAACTAAAATGGACATGAAAAAACTACTAGAATCAATGGATAACATTGAAGAATGTGGCACAAACGAAGGTATGCCAATGGTACCACCTATGCCGCCACAACCAGCAGAAGACAAAGGTAATCCTGTATCAATGAATGTATCACTTAATGCAAGTGGTAAAGATCATGTTGAAGACTTAATCAAGATGATGAAAAATGCAGGAATGAGCGATGCACAACCAGTAACACCAGACATGATGCCTATGCGCAGAGACATGGAAAGACTACGTGACATTGTAGACGAGCCAAATGACATGGATGACCTAAAGCCAGGCATGCAAGACGAACCTTGTCCAAAGTGTGGCAAAATGCACATGGGCATGAGTGCTTGTAATGATTCAATTGAAATGGACGACGAAGACGAAGCAGTTGCAGAATACGACAACGAGCCTGACGAGCAGTACGGTTCGATTGATGATGTAATTGACACAGGCGACGATTTACACAAGTCTAAAAAAGCATATAAAGCTACACAAGACGGTGATAATCCTATGGCATTAGAAGCAAGTATTAGAGAAGAACTATACAAAGCAATTCAAGAAAAAATGGCTGAAGGACGAGGCCGTGGCAAGAAAAAAGACAAGAAAACAACTGAAGGTCGTGGAAAAGTAATGGCAGGCAGAGGTCGAGGTAAAGTAATGGCTAGTAGAGGCCGTGGCAAAGATAAACTAATGGCTGGCAGAGGCCGTGGCAAAAAGAAATAAATTTTAAATCTTCAAAAACTCA